ACCCTGACGGTACATGCATGGGAAGGTGGTCTGTGCGGCCTGCTACGGCGCTGTGGATCGGTCCTGTGTGGACCACTTCTCCACCTGTGGCACGGGCCTTGCGCGCAGTCGAAAGGGCTGCTGCGATAGCTTGTTCACGGGGATGGCCAGACTTGATCATTTCGGAAATATTCCCGCTGATAGCTTTTTGAGATTTACCTTTTGAAAGCGGCATACTGGCCTCACGAATAGCTGATTGAAACGACTTGCCCGGTTCCGGGAACCACGACGATGCCAGTTGCGACAGGGAAGTTTAGGACGGTGATGCCAACAGTGGTAGGGATAACAAATACCTTGCCAGTTGTGATTGCTGTTGTGTTGGAGTCATAAATCGATCCAGCAGTCGTTCCCGCAGTTGTAACCACAACCGTAGCGATGCGTCCGGGGCGCGGAAACACAAGTGTTGTTGATGATATATCAAGCACATTGCGGGTGCCGGATATATTTAAAAGTGCCTGAGAGATGCCGCTCAGTGCAGTGGCAATATTTTGCGTGGACGTTAAAATGTCTGAAATTGAACGCATTAGAACTTCCCATCCTGCTGAAGGCGGTAACGGATGTTACCAATACGCCAAAAACTGTTAAGGTCATTACTTGATAATTCGATTGAAACCAACCTTCCCCGGAAGCGCGGAGATATAAACGTTGTATTTACAGTCACGGGGTACGGGCCATAGACTGTGGGCTGTTGCCCCGGATAATCAGTCACGTTGAAAGTAATATTGACCGTGGCAGACTGTGCGCCACCATATTCGCCCCATTTCATATCAGGCCAAACCTGATCGACAAACGTCTTCACGTCACCCTCAGACATGGCATAATAGCCTGTTGTGAAGCTGGAAAGAAGGGGAGCGCCATCTGCGTTGTTTGATGTTTCGTGCTGGTAAAGATAGCGCGTATCAGGATCTGCGCCGACAGGCTTGCCAACGACAGACTGATCGATCCAAGCTGAACGCGACAATATGCCATAATCCCACTCAAGAAGGGCAACGTTGAGCTTGACATATGCCGTCACCTCTCCGCCACTGCTCCTTGTTGGATAATACCAGATTACCTCATTGAAGCGGGAATTTACGCCAGCGCGTATTTTGTCCACCTGAGTTAAGTCAAGATCTTGGAAAATGACATCCCAGACAGGGCACGGGACTGGCTTCACACCATTGCTTGCAAGGGTAAAAAACTGAGAGTTGCTCATCCAGAAAACAACATCATTGATGGTCGCAGCGGCTTTGTGGCCAATAAGACCACACCCAAAGCCAATTTCGTTAAATGAATAAACGTATGGCTGGCCAATATATTGCATGCTCCACACGCCAAGATCGGTCCAGATAAGGCCTTGTTGAGGCCCCTGTATGCAGGCAACAATCTTTGATCCGCGAGGAATGCGGTAAGACCCCGCCTGATTTGTAAATTGAGCAATCCAAGTATTGTAATTGTTTGCATCGCACCAGCGAATTAGGAGCGGATCTTGAATGCCGGTAAAGGTCGAGCCCCAAGCAATGATCTGGCGCTGAGGCATCGCCACAAACATGCCCTCGTTTACGGGAGGAGCGGTAGGAATAACAACAGCCGTCTGGTCCCCTGCGGTAGGGCTCCAGATGTATATTGGCTGGAAAGATGCTTCGTTTTCAGTCGGCGTATAAGTTACCGGGCATGCAACAAGCTCCTCCCCCCAGTTATCTAGTGTCCAATCATTGCAGCCTATGGCCGTTCCCACGCTTGGGGTAATGGCAACGCCCGTGCCATAGCCACCAACGCCATAGTTACCAGCACCATAGCCAGTTGACGTGACTGGAGCGCCACTTCCGTAGCTGTAAAGATAGCGCGCATTGCCGCCATTTAATGAGAAAGATGCAGATGTTACAGACGCGCTTGATCCACCTGTGTTTGTCTGGCTAATTGTATAACTTCCAGCACCGCCTGTCGTGCCAGATATTTGATTAACAATTTTGACTGTTGTTGATGAGGAAAAAGTGCCGCCAGTAATGGTGCCAAGCGTCATTCCAACTTCAATTGTGCCAGTTACCCCTGTAACAACTAAGATGCTTGTTCCAGCCGCAATCGCCCCTGTTGAAAATGTCGCTGAACTAGTTGACGTGGCATTGTTAGCCGCAAAAATCTGAAAAGAGTTTGTGGTTAGGCCTGAAGAAAGAACAATGTAATTTCCAAAAAAAGTAATGCCGCCAATGGTTGTGGCAACAAGTACTGGGAAGGTGTCACCAACAACATACCCGTGATTGGCCAGTGTTACCGTGACCAAGTTTGTAGCATTTGTGGTTGCGAATGATGGTATCGTAGTAGCTGTTGAAGTAGATGTGGCTGCAACTGGGTTACCAAGAACATCTACGGCCTCAATTGCGTAATGCGTATTATCGACGGTGATGCATTGATAAAGACCAAAAAGTATTACGCCACCAATGCTAATTTGCGTTTGTATGTAAACAGCATCATCAACACCAATGCCGGTTATTGTTGTATCAGTAATAGTAAAAATGGTTGATCCAGCGGTAGATGACACCGCCGGGGTGACGTTATCTTCGGCAAAGGTTGGAGTAATCGGGTCTAGCGTTCCGTCCGTAATTACGGAAAGGTTTGAATAAACCTGACCAGAAACAAGCTCAGTGCCAACGGCAAGGTGTGAATTGGCGTTTGTGTCGGACCAAGCCCAAAGTGCGCGCACCTTTGCCGCCATTTGGCTGGGATAATATTTAACCCATCCGCCAAGCTTCTGGACCAAGCCAATGCCATTGCGGTCGGCAATAAACCGAATCAGGTTTGATTCCGAAATCCCAGCCTCATTTAGGGCTGGCGTTTCGGTAACATCAACGCCCGGTTTAAGTTTAACTGATGCGTGAGGCATAGAACGTTACCTTGTGGGCGTTGCAGCGGGCGAAACTGAGTCCGAAGACCACGCAGAACCTTCAAACTTCTTTCTGAACTCTTCAGGAATAGCGCCCTGCTTGAGGACCTGATATTGGGCCTCATACGACTGAGCCATTGCAGGATCATCGCTTTCACGGCCAAAGTTGCGCTGGAACGCGCTGATGTAAATCATGCTGGCCATGATCAGCATATCAGGAAGGTTTGTACTGATGAACGTGGTGCCCACTCCAGTTGTTGGCAAACCATCAACACCAAGGGTGGGGTAAAGGGTTTGAAGCCTGACTGTGCCAGTGATTGACAGTGGGTAATTCGCGTCAGGGTATGGCCCAACAATGATGTTGTTAGAGGTATTGCCGCCAGTAGCTGCATCACCACCAAACATGGCAAAGTAAGCTGGTTCCGCAGTGACCGACGAATCGTTATAAACGTTTTGCAAGAACTCTTTTGAGGCTGGGAGAAGCGGTATCTTCGCTGTCCCATCCGTTATAGATATAGTCTGCACTGTAACAAAATCATTTGAAGAGATGCTTATCTGGTTGTTACCAGTTGTCAGGCTATAAGCCGTGTTCACCGTAGAGGACGGCAAAAGGTCCAAATCACGCTGGATGCGAAGCTCTGCATAGTTGAGCATCTGCGGGATAATAGCGTTAAAGGCCGCATCAACGCCAACGACAATTTGGTTGCTGCTACTATTGGTCACAGTCTGGTAACCCACAACGGCCATATTTGCGATCTGCGTCACATAGCCATTATAAGTGAGCGGCGTTGTCTTGGGCGTTGTTGACATGGCGTCCTACTGCAATAAGGGTTATTGCCGAGTTCTACCAAATATAAATGAAATGTTCTAGTGCTGATAATCAATCGGACTTTTCAGTCATAAGCTTTAGGTTTTCCAGCAAACGCTCATCGTCTGGGGCATGCTGAATGGCCAATTCACACTGCTCAATGGCAGCTTCTTTCATACCAAGGTTCCAAGCTGCGATGCTGGCATAGTCGTGCGGCTTTGAACCCCACACCTCAGGGTCGACCGTATAGACCAGTTCGCGATCCTTAATGGCCAGCGCAGATAGTGCAGCGCCATAGCATTCAGCCCACATGTGCCTGTCATAGGCAAGCTTTGCTACCTCGACCCAAGGTTCGCGGGTATTAGGCGCTTCCACAACGCCCATGCGCGCAGCGCGCATAGCACTGTCCCAGTCGCCAAGCTCTGAATAGCAGCGCGATATTACCCTGTATGCATAGCAACGCTCATTTACCCAGTTGGCACCGGGCAGCGCCAGATACCGATTGCACTCATTGATAGCCTTGTCCCAATACCCATGAAACGAAAGTTCGCGGGCATAATAAAATGCGTTGCGTGGATCGTGCGGATCTTCCTGAACAGACATTTCCAATAGCGGGAGATACTGGCCACGGCTCTTTGTCGGATCGGGCTTGTGGATCACCAGTAGCATGTCAGTTTCAGCGTATTTTTCGTCGATCAGATAGGGCACCGGGTATTCATGGCATGGATGAACCCAGCGATAGCCGTGACGTGCGTGGATCTTTTCGTAAAAGAATGCAATCCCAGCGCCCCAGTCAAACTTATACCGCAGGCGGGTGGTGTCTTCAGCCCACACGCGCTCAATCTCTTCACGCCAACCGGGCTGAAGTTCTTCGTCCAGATCCAGACTGACGCAAATGTCGATTTCTTTGGGTATCAAAGCCAATGCAGCATTGCGCGCATCGTCAAAGCGCCAAGGAGTGATGCAAATTGGCAACACCTTTGCGCCATGCTTCTTGGCAAGCTTGACGGTATTGTCAGTCGACCCCGTGTCTGCGATAAGTATCAGGTCTGCATCTTTGGCCG